TCTTTTTGAAATCCTCGCGTAAGGACTCGGCGGCTACTCTGATGGATGGATCATTGGTAGAGTTGTTGTCTAGTGTGGCAGTAACAGCTCTCTCAATGTCAGCAATGATTACGTCTGGGTCTTGGTTCTCTATCGCTGATTCAATGGCGATACGGGAAGTGCGAATAATCTGACGTAACTTAGACTTCTCTTTTATAATGTTGGCATAGCTTCCTATTTGCAAAGAACTACTGGCTTGCCCCTGTATGTGCATGATGGTGCTCAGTCCACCTGCTTCTCTATCTGTGCCTTCACGTTTTAGGAACTCATCAAGGTCGAGTTCAGAAAACTCTTTGCCAGAGGAGCATAACTTAGATATAGCCTTGAAGATTATTTTGTTGGAGTTGCCGTAGAAATCATCTGCGTTGACAATCGTGCTGATGCTGTCGTAGGAAGCATTGTCTAGTAGGCAACAGGCCAGCAACGCCTCTTCTGCTTCTAAGTTATGAGGTTGATCCATTCTTTTCTATAATCTTAATAGCTTCTTTGTTTAGTTCTGATACGATGTTGGGAGTAGGCTCTGGTCTATCGTCTATCCAGTTGCCCCTCATAATTGAGTCTCTTAGGACGGCAAGACCTGTTATGGCATGAGAGATGTGGTGCAGTCCAGAGTCTGGATCGTTGTCCTCTCCCTCATACCAGGCGGCTAGGTGACGGAAGGCGGCATCATAGTATACAGAGCCTTTGACACCTGCTTCACGCCAGTTGAACCTGCCATACTTCAAGTCTCCGTGTAGCTTCACAAGCCCTGCTTCAAGGAGCACGTTAGCCGGCATACCTGATAGCGGCACTTTTTTTATGCCGCAAGCATCCTTGGGGTTAGTCTTCTTAACCATTGCAAAATAAAGCCCCTCCCCCGCAGGAGAAGGGCTAGCCCCATATGCCTAGAAAGGGTTTGCTATGATTTCAGGCTCCGAGTAAGCAATCTCTAGCTCACTCTCCTCCTCTTCATCGTCCTCGGTGGGCTTCTCTACCTTTAGGTAGGAGGAAAGGTATTCCTGTAGTGTGCCATCCATCATGTCTGCTTGCAGAGCAGCCTCATCGGACAGCGTGTTAGATACAATGTTAAAGACTGGCCTGTTGTAACTTACAGCACCCTTGCGATCTTGGACTGCTTCGGTAACTGCTACAACGATGTCTCCCTCTAATTTATTGGAGCCACCAACCTTGTCTTCAAATTCAATCCATGCGGTGAGAGCACAGCCCTTGAGTTGAAAGTTAACAAGCTCATATCCCGCGCCAACCTTAGCCATAGCGTAGACAGACTTGGTGAACTTAACACCATGCACAGTCTTTACTTCTGACCAGATGCCGGTAGCGATGATACCGTCCTTGTTGCGGAGAGTAAGTTTGTCTCCTACGGTATACACTTCGTTAGCCCAGATTGCGCTGTTCTTTCTGTCGTCCCAGCCCTTAGCAGTGATGAGTTGGTCGAGGATGATGAACCCTGTGTCTTGTGGTAGTGTTTTAGACTCTTGGGCTTCTTTATCGTAAAACTCCCATGCGGAAGCTTGTGTGTTCCATTGAAGGAACTTGGTAGCAGGGTTTGAAGACCCTGTTGATCTTGGTTTAGTTCTAGACATAATATTATTGGTTGCGCCCCGCCCCGTAGGGCTAGGGCTGTTGTTAAAATGTTAGTTGGTTATTTGATACAGAGACATATAGCCGGGACTCCCTTGGCGTTCAGCCCTAGTTGTTGGATGACAGTCTCTCAAGCTTCTGCCCCACTCCTTGGGAACAATAGGATTTAGTATCTCAACAACTCGTCTTGCACTTCTAACTAATGGCATATAGTCAGCGTCCATACCTGACCCGTCAGAGTAATATAGTGCATCTTCAAAGAGATTCTGCATAGGCCAGTCTTCGGTCAATTCGACCTCTACTTGTCGTTCCATCCATCGGATTACAGTGGGGCAATCTTTCTCGTCAAAACGCTCTATGAAGTCTTGAACATGCTTGCGTGGTAGTTTTATTTTTTTCATTTTATATATATTATTGATGTGTGTGTTTTTATGTGTCGCAGTCGTGCGATGGTTTAATGTTATGACAGACCGAAAAAATAAATCAATACTTTTTTTAATTATTTTACAAATCGTTGATATTCAATGATATTTAAATTTTAGGGTATGGTGATTATTTGTTCACCTGTTTGTTCTTTTTTCGCTCTGCGTTCTCGGCCTTGGTCTTGATTGAATGGCACTCCACACAGATAGCTTGGAAGCCGCCTATCTCACAGAACAGTCTGGCTATGAGCGCATCCCAGTTGTCAAAGCCAGTGACCGGGACGATGGGGTCAATGTGATCTGCTCTCATGTCCTTAGCAGGGAATAGTTCCCCGCAAGCAGAGCACTTGTGCAGCTTACACTTGCGCCCTGTTGCGGGGTTCACACCATGAACAACAAAGCTTGATTTGATAGCTTCATACTTAACAGGCCATTGAGCGCGACGTAAGGCAGACATAATAAAGCTCCTGTATCGAGCCTTAGACCATTGACCTGAGTTGTATGGCTTTGCTACTTTCAAATCAAGAAATTATTTCTGCAAAAGCATTGTGATTATGTATACTCTCTTCGTTAACTGAACGAACATAAAACCAATCAATGCGGCTATCGTCTTGCAAACGAGATGCCACGGCACGAACTAAATCCTCTACGAAAACTGGATTATCATAAGCTTGCTCTGTAACAAACTTCTCATCTGGTCTTTTTAGTAATGAGTAAAGTGGAGCAGAGGCCGACTCTTCAGCAACCTGTATTAGATCGTCTGCCCATATATGTTCTTCCTTACTCTTTACAGCGATAGTAATACGGCTGCGTTGGTTGTGTGCTCCCCTGTCACTTATCTCTTTACTGCAAGGGCACAGAGATGTAACGGGAACGGTAACCTCAGTAATCAAATCAAAGCAGTTTGAATTTATAGTGCCAGTTAATTTACAATCATAATCTATTTGTCCCTCCATTGATGTAACGGGGGCAGACTTAGTTACAAAGTATGGAAACTTTAGGGTTATGGTAGCTTCCTCTGCTTCTAAATTATTACAAACCTGAGAAACCATTTGCTGCAAACTGTCACTGGCAATAGCAACATTGCACTGATTGATTGCATCTACCAACCTGCTCATGTGCGTTCCCTTCACATCGTGAGGCAAGTTAACACAGGCAGAAAAGGTAGCAACTGTATGTTGAGACTGGCCATTAGGACACATGACTTGTATGGGATGCCGCACATCAGATATGCCAACCTTGTTTATCGATATGCCCCGTTTATCTTTCGTGCTTTGTATATCTTTCATAGTTAGTAACCTAATTCCTTGTTTCCACCAAGTGGTACAATAGGACGAGAACGCTCGTCAAGAGAATCTGCCTTAAAAATTTTATGCAACTGATACCCTGCTCGATATGGAGAACCATGCTTCTTTACCCACTCTGTGATTGCGTTAATGATGTTAGGGTCTGATCTCTGTGACCATTCCGGGTGCAACCATATGTGGTCTGACTTAACCAATGATCCAACTTTATCTACCCAGTAATCAATGGCATCCTTGCTATCAACAATGATCTTAATCTCATCAGCACTGCGTAAGTTTTCTTTCAGCGGCATCTTTAATTCCTTAGGACTCAAAGTAACCCAATCGAACTGACCCTTAATTTCAAAAGCACCACTAGTTTCTAGGTGAACAACTAAATCTCTGTTGTGCAGTTCTGTTGTAAGCTCGTTCAGGTCGTGGATGGCTGGCTCTCCACCCGTAACTACGACGAAGTCAGGGTTATGTTCTGCCGCCATGTCTGCCAACTCAACGGCAGTAAACTTCTCTATATCTTTGGGAACATAATCATTGTGCCACGTTCCAGCAGAATCACACCAAGGGCAATGAACGGGGCAACCAAAGGTTCTAATGAAGTAAGCTGACTTACCCATGTGAACACCCTCACCCTGCCAGGTGTAAAAGTTTTCATGTATTGGTATCTTTTTAACCGTCATTGGTTGGCTTGTATCTTGCAGAGTTTTTACTGTCTTCAAAGATTTCTATCTCATCAATCCAAGTTCTCTTTCCTTCGGCCATGTGCAAAAGATCAGAAAATTGTTCAAACAAATGCTTTGCTAAACCCTCACACGAGGCATTCTCAACTGAGTAAACTTTATATACACCCGGTGCTATAATTTCTTCATACAGTGGATCGTTCCATGAAAGCACACAGGCGTGGTCGAGCATATCCTCTATGTATTTCTTTATGTATTTTAGTTTGCCAAAGTCTACTACAAACCCCTTTGGGTCTAACTCCTTGCAGCCAAAGGTTATACGAATGTCCCAGTTATGACCATGTATTTTTGAGCAATGCCCATCATGCAAGTGCTGCCTGTGAGCAAAGGGAATGTCCTTATATAATTTACTACACGTTATCATAAATAGTTGGGTCGGTTACACCTGCTAATTCATT